AACCTTGTCCATGTTAGACGGGTCGAAAGAAACAGAATAAACCTCTAGCACTTCATCGAACGTGTATTTATTCGTGTCGGGGTCCAATTCAAACTGTAAGTGAAACTGTTCCGCTTGCCTCAATAGAGCGGCCTTCGGGTCATTAAACTCCACCTTGAAAACCTTGTTTATATTCCCCTCGTATAGCATCGCCTTATTCGCATACAGTTTCGCGTTTTCTTCATCGGAAACAGGAATATCTCTTTCGTCCTTTATCTCGCTCTTTTCGTCCCGAAGGTACTGATTCCTATCCTTTTCGATGATGTAATCAACGGACCAATCCTCGTCGTTCCTCTTGGCGTATTTAACGTGGAGGTAGGATATTCTATCTTCCGTTTCGACCTCCACCGAGAGAGAGGAAATGGATTCTTCCTTAAACTCGACAAGTCCATCGGCCCGTTGAGGCTCGAAAATCTTATAGCAGTATTCCCCTGCTTCGTTGATATATAGGTATGCCCCAACCGTTGAATTGACCTCTGATATAGCATCAAGAGCGTTTGTGGGAGAACCCATATAAACGAATGGGGAGAACGAGGAAAGCCGCGTGTTACCCGGATAATAATATCCACTGTCAAGAATGTTATGAGCCGCAAGAAATGACGCCGCGTTTATTTCAGTTACCCCGCAAGTCTTGATTATGTCCTCAACGATATCTGCCGCGTTCTGGATTAGTTCCCCGTCTGAATCTACCTTCCCGGTAACGTCAACCGTGACCTCCTGCTGTCCATCCCAATCGGAGTAGATAAACCGCGCATTAGTTAAATCAATGCTAGTGATAGTTATTCCAGAAAGAACGTCGTCTTTCTCTGCCCTCGCCCGGTCAATGGAATAAACGGCGTGTCCCGCAACCTCAAACTGCTTCGTTTCGATGTTAATGCAGGTCGCTTGGACCCCGTAAGCCTTCCCGTAGATGATGGACTTGGACCGTCCTGCATGGCTCTCGTGTAGGTTCGTAAACTCGGACCTATCGTATACCTCGAAGGGAATATCCTTGCTCAACCGTTCCCGAGGCTCAATTACCACTAACTCAAAGTCATCCCCGGTATTCCAAGCGTCGTTATTCCAAGTGCTGAAAGCCTCATAGTCGGAATAGGCCATGACTGAAAGCCTTGTATCACACCCCATCTTTATAGTCGTAGTACCAGCGTCCCACCTGATCCCTGTCATATTGTTGAAATATCTATCGCCGTTTGCGAGTATCAAAGACCCGCCTCCGATGATAGAAACTCCCTCAAACTCCTCCTCGACCCTGATTGTAAGAGCCGGGATTCCCTTGATTCTTCCGTCATAATACAACCCGTTCAGAATCCGCGATTCCGTAGAGAATAGAAACTTGAGCATAACAATCGTCGTATTGTCCCAATCGCTAGGGTCTTTCGATGACTTGATATAAATCCTTTTCTTGTCCCAATAATACGAAGAATCGGTAGCGGAGCAATTGATGACGCTTGAGGCTAGGGTTAGAGCCGTCCCGTTGATTTTAACCGCCGAAACGTTCTGTTCTTCGGGAGTTGTCCAAAGTGTGGCCGCTCCGGACCCCAAGTCTCCTAATTGATAGTAGTTTCGGAGTCCCTTTTCAAACTCGCTCGGGTCAATCGCCGTCTTAAACATGAAAGACCCCGCGAAAGAGGTTGATCCCGACTCCCCTACTGCATAGGTCGCCTCGAACACAAGCATATATTTATCAATGAGAAGGTTTAAGTGGGCCGCGCTTGCTATCGTCTGCGTGTCGATTAAAGCCCCGTCAATACGAATTGAGAAGGCGTCCCCGTTCCTAATCAGCGTCCAGATATGCCATTCCCCGTCGTCAATAGTTCCAGGGTCAAAGACAACCTGCTCCCCGTGAAGGACGACGACGTTATCAATCGCCTTGTCTGCCGTCCTGAACATCGTATCAACCTCGGCCCCAACGGGCCACACGGTAGCATTGGCGATAACCTTTTTGAACATGAAAATCCAGGTGAATGAGTCAGCCGCGTAATAGGTCGGGAGTGTGACTTTCTGGATTGTCTGAAAATAGTTAGAGCCTGTTAATGTTACGCTCTTTCTTCCGTTGATCGTTGAATCGGATTTGTTCAGGGTTATCTCGGACGCGGGGTTATACTTCGAGAACGTAGTCCCCGCAATCTTTTCCTTGACTGAAATGATGCTCTCCCCGTCCTCGCCCTCAATGTCCTCGGCCCAAACTGAGAAGGCTAGACCTGAATGAAGATACGGGTTCCACGCCTCCTCCCAAACGGGTTGATGTTTCCCCGCCGTGACTTCTGCGAGAATAACCTTTTTCGCGTTCGGTTTTGAAAGTGCGTCTGATAGAGCGGTCATTAGACAACCTCGCGGAGTTCGGAGGTCGCTTTCCAGTAGGCATATGTCCCGTTAGTCGATATGTATTCAAAGTCCATTTGTTTAGAGAAAAACACGTTAACGTAATCCGTGAAAGGAGAAACGGACGCGCTAATCTGCATGAAAAAGGATGAGTGAGTACCCATCCCCTGCGTCATAAGATCGTATGAATCCTTTTCGGTGTCCAAGATCCCGTCAAACGTAAGAGCGTAATTCCTGAACGTGGTTTTCACGTTGGAATATACCTGTCCCGATATGCTAGAGGTAACAACCGAAGGATCAGAAATGCTCTCTTTGTATCCCTTGTCTACCGGGTTTGACGCGGAAAACAAAGGCCCCAAAAATAACCTTCCGACACTTCTAGAAACACCTGCCGAAGCCTTCGTGAAAATAAAGCGCCAATAGCGATAGACTTGCGCGTTGTCCCAAACCTTTACAATCGGACCCGCTACCCTCGTGAGCGTAACGTCAACAGATGGTGAAGTCCAAGCCAGCGTCGCATTCCCCTGAATCTTTATTGTTGAATCGGTATCCAGCAGGTCGTGAGCATGGCATATAAACGCCTGTATCGCTACTGCGGCCCCGAAGTCAATGACAACGGACTCGTCGGTTAATGTCGCCCCGGTTTTCCAGACCTTCTCAATTCTCTGATCCGCTAGGTTTTCAACAGGAAACTCGGAGTCCTCGGAGGAAGCGGAAAAGGAAACCGATGCTCCATCTATCAGGTTGTTCCAGAAGTATCTCATGCTAGAGCCACCCTGATTAGTCCCTTTCGTTGAAGGTCTGCAAACCCCTTTGCAACGACTCGGCTGTCAACAATCAGTTGGATTACAGACGCCCCTCCGGATGAATACTCTTTATTCTCGGAAGGCGAGAGAACACGTTCCCCTTCGTCCAGAAGGTAGGTCCCCTCACGAGGAACGTTCTCAAGCCCACCATGAGCCACACCCTGAATGGCCGCGACGTTTGCGAAAGCGGAGGCCCCAACAGCCGCAGAGGCTATAATATTGAGAGGGAAAGGAACGGATGCCATCGTTTTATTGATAGCCGCGTAAGCGTCCATGATCGCGTTACGAATAGCGGCGGCCTTCCCAATTGCAGATAGTTCCTTGTTGCCGCTATCGGCCATGTATGCGATGCTGTCCCAGGCATCCTGGTTGGCCTGAATTTTCATCTCATTGTTTTTCCGATAGTTTTCCTCGGCGGCAGTAGCGGCCTCGTCTGCGGCTCGCGATGCTTCAATGCTTTTCTTCCGGTTCTCTTTCTCCTGCTTGATCTGCGCTTCGTAAGCGGCCTTTGAAGCGCCCTCTTTTCTTTTTCTTTCTTCCTCCTCCGCTTTTCTCTGCTCCGCGAGAGTCCCCTTTATCTCGTTGGACGCCCTGATAATCGGGTCTTTCATATTCCTTGCGGCCTGTTCCCCGTCCGCTTTAGTGCTGTCTTTCCAAAGGGAACCCATCGCCTTCATGTTTTCGGATATGTTCTTCCCCGCGTCTGCTATCGCGGTTTTAACCGTCTGAAAAGCACCCGTGAAGTTCCACTTAATCAACTGGGCCATTCCGAAAGCAACGTCACCGATTAACTGGCCCAATGTCTTGAACGCCGTTGAAACGATAATTACACCGGAGGCAACGTACTTAAACGTTGAAGCGGCGGCATCCCCGAAGTTCTTCATCCAAAACGAAAGCCCCGTTCCATCCTTCGCGGTATTGACAAGCCAGTCAGAAAAGACCTTCAACGAAGGACCGACGGACTGAACGATGGTATTAACAAACCCGGTCATTATGGAGTCGAGTCTGCGGATATTATCGTTAATCGCTTCAACGTCTTTCCCGGCTCCCCCTCGTATCGTCTGCCCGAATTTATCGGACTCAATACCCATCTGACGGATGCCCTCGGCTCCTCCATTCAGCATCGGGATTAACTCGGTCCCGATCCGTTTTCCGAAAATCATCGAAGCAAGAGCGGCCTTTGTATTTCCGTCCCGCACTTGCGAGAGTCTATCCGCAACCTCTAGCATCAATTGATTATTGCTTTTGATCGTTCCGTCTTGATTCTTTACGCTGATTCCAAGGGCATCATAGGCTCTAGCGGCCTCGCCCGTCCCGTTGGCGGCATTGATGGCCCCGTTACCTAGATTCCGAAGGGAGGATTGAAGGGTTCCGAGTTCAACATCGGACAAACGAGCGGCATAAGCAAGCCTTGAAAATTCCTCGGTTGTAAGACCCGTCTTTTGAGCGGCCTTGACGGTAACATCAATATATTCAGCAGACGCCTTGGCCGCAATTCCAAAAGCAACGGCCATTGCCCCCGCCGCCGTTGTAAGGGGCCCCTTTAGCCCCGCCATAGCACCCTTTAGGTCCGAGAGATCTTTAATGGGCTTTCGGAGGGCCTGGGACGCCTGGTTCTTCGCCCTGACTACTATGTCAACAATCGTAGTCGCCATTATTTCCTCTTGGCATCTGCGGTATCCTGCTTAATCCCCGCCGCCGCTATCCTGATTAGAAGGTTGTACTCAAAGAGCGTCATCCTCATCAGGTCAATGGGTGTAATCCCATATCTACGCGCCAACCTGTCCAGAAGTGCCATCTGCTTTTTGTTCTTGAGGAAACCTGTCGGGGTTGACCCCTTCACCTCCGTCCCTATGCGAGAAAACGGAAGTGATTAACTGATTGACATCATCTCCCGGTAATTCCCACAGAGAAACAAACCCATCCTTGACTGGGGGTTTCTCGCTGGTGAATCGCATCCCGTCCACCTCAAGCGTTGCCGCGCAAATCAAAGAGAAAAGATAGGAAAGCGATTCCTTGTCCATCTTCTCGGGGTCTCCGCTTTGCACTTTCGCCATCGTATCGGGGATGTACCCTTGCTCAAGGAAGTCAAACGGGATTAGTTTGCGGATAACAACCCGTAACTTGCTCTCCGCAAGAATGACTTCCTTTATTCTGCCGGCCCGTAGTTCCTTGATTCCCATTAGGCCCCCACAGTCAGGACGGCGGTGATAGGAGAGGTAGTACCATCCTCGGAGGCGTATGCAACGAACGGCATCTCGATATCAATCGGCCCATGACCCTTGAGCGCCGGAGTAGTTCCGTGGAAAACGCAACGAGGTAGAGTAATTGCCAATGACTCTCCGTCAGGCCCCGTCCAAGTGAACGTGATGGCCGTTTCAGTCCCGGCGACGAACGAATCATACGTTCCATCTGGAACATATTCCAAGGTCATCGTTCCTGAGACTTTAGACACCTCTCCTCGCCCGACACCTTGGCGAAGATGAGAGCCAAGAGCGAATCTATCAGCCGCCCGAGGACTCTCAATTGTCAATTCAAGGCTCTTGATAGTCGCGGGAGTGGTGGCGATGGTGCAAGCGAGGTCATCGTACTTAATCCCGACAAACTCGCCAACGGTAGTCTGCGTGAACGATGTCTCCGTTTCGTCCTCTCCGATGACTTCCATAGTGACATTCAGGAAGTCCTCGGCCTCTTGAGCCAGTTTAAGGCTCTGGCATTGGAGTCCCGAATAGACAAACTGTTCCCCGTCACGGTCAACGTAAGCGGAATAGCCGGGGTCGTTCGTGTCGGCTGAAATGGTATAGGTGGAGGCAGCCCCGTTCCTGCTGATCCCACCGAACCCCATCATGAGGGCCATTTCAAGCGTTTCGTAAGAAGCCGCGAAAGACACGGACCCCTCCACGCTCCTATGCCCAGGAACATAGTGATTCTCCGAGAAACCGCCGATCATGGGCTTCGCAATCGTTTCTTGCTTTAGACCGATGCTTTCCTCGGTGATCTCAAAGCACTTCGTAGGGTTTGCGGGAGAGGTTCCCCACACAGTCTCGGGAGCAATCCCGAAAGAACCGTTATACCCAAAGGATGTGTCGGCCATGTTAGTCTCCTAGTATGTAAATGAGGCGGTTTGATACTCGAAGGTCATCTTCACGAGACAAGCCGCGTCTGTTTTCGCTTCCTGTTCCACTTGCATCTCATCCGAAATGTCTTTCGCCCAATCGCACAACCCCGCCAAAGTCTGATCCGCTCCAATTGCCGCGTAGAAAAGTTTCAACAGTTCTCGAACCGTTTTATCGGCGTCGGTCCCCTGAGCGAGAATCAAAAACTCCATCTTCAGGTCATGTTTCTGCTTTCCGTGGCTCGGGCAAATAGAGGAAGGTGAAATGTCCTCCCCCACGTCTCGGTAGCAGATGCACGGAAGTTGATTATTTATAATCAAGTCCGTTGGGTCCAATTTCCATCCGTAGACGTGTCCAGCAAACGACGTAACCGCCTTGAGCGTTGTATCCAGTTTGTCGATTATATCTTGGCGTCTGGAATCGCTCATGGTTGCTCCGTCGTTAGTTGAACCTCCGATACGCCCGTTCCATCCGGCAGGTTTGCGCGAATGTAATAGTTCGTATCGGAGATTTCCAACAAGACGCCTTGCACATACCCGTTGACATCTTCCGTCCTTGCTAGAATCTTCGGGGATGCGTTTATGATTTGTCCCGAGTAGACATCCTTTGAAGCGGCCTCATTGTCGAAGATGCAATCGAAGGTCGCCCCGTTAACATCAGAGGCGACAACCCCGAAGTCATCAGTTTCAAAAAAGACACCCAAAGACTCGGTAAACAAATTGGCTCCTTAAACGTACTTTAGGGGTGAGGTCAGAGTCGCGGAAACGACAACCGTTCCCGTAACCTGGGGGACCATCTGAATGTACTTCTTACGAGCATCCGGCTCGATGTCGTATTCGTACACCCCGTCCTCATCCAGGCTAGAGGCCAGCGTTTCGACCAAAGTGGCCGGAACGTTAGTGTCTCCCTCGTACAACTGAAGGGTGACTTCCTCGCCCGTGGTAATTCCGCCGAGATTGACGGCAATCAATCCCTTGCCCGTGAGAGCGGAAATGTCCACAACCTCCCCGGTAATGTTCGTGTCGGTCGCACTTTGCGGAACGACAAGAACAACCGTGTCTTGCCCGTCGTAGCAGTTATTCATCTTTCACCTCGTAGAAGTGGGGGAGGGCTTCCCCTCCCCCGTGATTTTCCTCTTTCGAGGCGTTAGGCCGAAACCACGCTCGACCACTGGAAGCTGGCCGGACGACGCACCCCAAAGTCAACGTCAAAGAAGGCGCGGAGCGTCTTGTCCCCGTTATCCGGAGTGGCGGTCGAATTGACCATCTCCAACTCCACCATGCCCCAGTCGGCCATGATGATGTCAGAGAACAAACCGAAGAACAGGTGAGAAGCCTTGCAGTTCGGGGTCACTTCCACGGGCGACCCGATCATGGACTTCGTGTCCATGTCATAAATCGGGGACCACACGGTCGAGACCTTCTGCTTGTTGTTCAGCACAGCGGCCACGGTCGGAGTCGTGAGCCACTTCACGCCAGGGCGGTAGGCTTTCGCCGTCTGCAACCCCGTAATGAAGGCCAGAATCTTCGAGTAGTCAACCGAAGTGCAGGAATTGGCCGAGATGGACGCATCGGTCAACGCCTTGGCAAGTCCCGCAGGCTGATTGCTGGAACCCGAACCCTGAGTGATGGCGACGTCCACCGCATCAGCGATGGCGCGGGACAAGTCCTGCATCAGGATGTTTTCCACAGCCGGAGTCGCCTGCTTGATGAGTTTCCGAGAAACCTCGGAGCGGCCCGCAACCGTCTTGGGCTGAAGCAACAGGCGGCCCAAAACAGTAGTGCTGGCCGTAGGGGCCGTAGACTCCCCAACCCAATAGCCGGTATGCCCCGTGGTCAGGCGAGGAATATCGACATCCCCCGTCAACCCAGGAAGCATCGTGACACCCAATCGAGGGGCCATGCTCTCGGCATAGAGCAGGTCAATGAAACTGGCCGCATCGTGGTACTGCCCCACGAGGTACGCTCCGGTCCCGCCAACCTGAAGCGCATACTTCTCGCGCTCCTGTTCGCTCATCTGCATCTTGCGGTTCTG